ATCCTGGACTACAACTTTCGATGCCCAACCTACTTTCGGGTCTTTTTCTATAAGTATCTGTTTTAATATATTAAATGCCCCTGTAATCCCTTTAATGTCATGCCTCTTAAATACAATATCCTTAACTAAATCCATATACATAAACCAAAGACCACCTACTATCTTTGAAGGCATATAAGGCAATCCCTGTTCCTTGCCATGCTTAAAAGCAGCATTTGAAGGGAATACATTAGGAGATAGTATTTCTACATCTGATTTCTCAAATATATCAAGTAAGTCATTAAGCCAGTTTTTAGGTACTAAGCAATCGTTACCTATTACACCCATAATGTCAAAATCTTTAAATTTTGCCCATGCAATAAATTCTATCAATGTATTACGAAGACCCTTATTTTCTTTATGGATACCTATTGTCTTGTTAGGCAACTTAGAACCATTTAATATCTTATCTGTTCCATCGTTTGACCCATCATCAATAAGAACAAAATGCGTATTCTTATATTCCTGCGCTTCCTCTAACGCCTTAATGCACTTGACTGCGTACTCAGGCCTTTTGTAACACGGCACAAGTATCGCTATCTTTAAGTCTTTTCTTGGCTTCGGTAACGGCATTACTAAACTCCTCAAACTCTTTTAAACTTAATTCCAACCGTAAATCTCTACACTTGATATGTATATATTTTTCATCCTCAAACCCTGCACCTTCAGAAAATATCTTATCTTTATTCTCATTATAGAGGTTTTTATTAAGATTAACCTGTATTCCGGCATTATAAGCATCTGTGGCTACTTTCTTCCTACATAACTCTATGTGTGTGCCTTTTTTCGGCTCTGGTTGCCCCAGCTTGCCCCATCTATCAAGTGCTGCGACTAATCCCCTGCTTAACTCAATAAAGTCGCTTAGACTCAATGTAATGCGTAAATTCCTATAATGGAAATGAAATTGCTCGCAAAGTTCAACAACCAGCCGATTATTGAATATAGACTTGTTTGATATATCTTTCTTGGCTAATTTAATAAGTGATTGTCCCATTATGCCACCTGCTTTGATACAGCACCGTAATAGACCTTTACCTTGCGTAATAAGCCCATTGGCTCATCCCCGCGCATTATCCCTCTCATAAAGGATCGCCAGACCTTCTGGTTTTTGTTATCCCAAAAGTTCCTATAAACCATATTTGTCATAAACATATAAAGTTCGGTAGGTATTACATAGGCAAACTTAAAGTCTTTTTTATCACTCCACCCTTTAGGATTGCCCTGCTCTTTGAGTTCTTTCTGTTTTAAGTAATTAACCTTTCGTGCCTCTACGCAAAGTTTAGGGAAGGTATAGAGTTTATTCTGAATAAATTTATCAGATACCTTATAGAAAAATGACTCGAGATTAGATATTGCTTGGGGATTTTCTTTTAGAACCTCGGCAACAGCGTTAGTTCTTAATTCTTCATTTGGAATATTCTGTTTCATTTAACTACTCCTAAGCCTAATAACCAATATTTAAAATTCATTAAACGCTTAATATTCAAACAATCAAAATAATGATTCATTATCTTAATACCTGACTTAAAATACCTTAAATGCCCCTTGCAGTAAAAAGTGGGTACACTAAATATCAACCTTGTGTCCTTCTTTAAGTTCTTTATAACACCAATATCTTCTTTTATGTGTTCTAAAACCTCTGTCGCTATGGCTATGTTATAATCCCCTTCGTAATTCTTTTTATCATAAGCATCTGCTACCATAAAGTTTTGAGGGCTTTTACTCTTAGCAATCTTTATAGCTTCCTCGCTAAAATCAAACCCTTGATAATTCCTAAGTTTCTCATCGTATAAATAATGTGCTAACTGCCCTGTTCCGCAACCTATCTCTAAAATATGAGGGTCATTTAAATTCTTCAAAATATGTACTATCTTGCGCCAAAGAGGATAATATATTGACTTTGAATAGTGGTCTTTGTATCTCTTTGTATCTCTGTATATCTCGTTGTATTCTTTACAGGTTTGTTCCATCTTAATCCCCTAAAGGGGGCAGTAGTAATCTGCCCCCCTTATAATTAATAAATAGCCTCAGCTTATTGCACCTGAGCTATTTAACTGACTTTGTTCTGCGTGAGCCTTCTCATTGCCCCACTGCAAGCACATTTCACCTTCAAGCCATCCTTTAATGGTTGAAGATGTTGGCGCGCCTTTGTACTGCCTGATATCCCTAAGAACGGCTATCTTCAGCATCTCTGGTGTAATTATAGCTAAGCGTGCTACTTCGATGTGTCTATCAGGTATGATGTCCAATGTTCCGAATGAACCTTCATACTTATTGATGTTAGCAATCGCTTGCCTCGTTGAAGCTTCAATGTTGAAAGTGAACCCAGTTTTTGCGGAAAACTTCTTAGAGATTACTCTCTTTTGATAGCCACCACAAATTAATGCTCTTGGGTTTCCGCCAGCATCCCATATCTCCTGCAATCTTTCATTGACTACATCTTCGGTAAGCTGACTAACTGCTGCTCCAGATGTACCATCAGTGCCTAGTCCAGTGTTGGTTGCAATAGCACTTAGGATACCTCTTGACTCTCTACCTATTGCTGATGTACCTATTGTCCTATCACCCGTTGAGAGAATAATCTTCTCGTAATCGGTAGCAATCTCTTTCATTGCCATCATTACCTCACGGGCAATATCATCCTTTATGCCTGCCTTTGATACGGAAATCTGGGTAAAGGATACATCCCAGTTTCTTAGGCGTATTTGAGTGTAATTGTAAAGCCTTGTCCTTACACTCGGTCTTGAATAGCTTAAAGCCGCACCCTCAACAATACCTGTCCTACTTGCTGATGCAAGTGCATCCTCTTGCCATTCATGTTTCGTGGAGGTAGCATTTATCTTTTTGCTCATACTATATACAGGTGTTTCATCAGCAAAAAGGTCAGCTATGACATCCGTCAACCCCTCACGATTCCCTATTGCACTATAACTTGTTAAATAACCTGCCATGTTCCCTTACCTTTCTTTAAATTCATCGGGGATAAGGTCATCAACGCCAAACATTCCATCCGCTTTAACAAAATTCTTCCTATCCTCATCAGTACCACCCCTACCAGCTTTCTTTCGCAAATCAGTAAGTTTGGTTTTGCCTTTTTCACCTTTGAGAATATTGCTGTCAAGCGTAGTCTTGCGCTTCAGTCTTTTAAGCGTTTTGCCTGTTGCATCTACCCTTTCTTTGCCAACGGAAAACGATTTCTTTATTTTCCAATGGTCTGCTGCCAGTCTTAGAGCCATTGCCTGCCCTTCCTCACTCCCTTGAAGCTTGGGATATTGAGCATAAATTGATTCGGCAAGCTTTTTAATTTCAGGGACAGCTTCTTCTAAGTTCTCAATCTCGGAGTCATTTGATATCTCATCTCCTACCTCATTAAAGAGTTTTATCTGTGTCTTGCGAAACCTTGTAGGATATGTTTTTACAGATTCATCAATTTTATCCGAAAGAACCTCTAAGTCATCAAGACGTTTCTCATCAACTTCTTCGCCCTTTGCAAGACCACGAGTCAATGCCCTAATTTCTGTCTTAACAGCTTGTTTGTGCATATCAAGCTTATCAAGGCTCATTTTCTCAAGCCTTGCAGTATCAGAGTCGGTATTTGATGGTTCCTCCTTATGTGTCTTAGCTGTCAAATCATCAATACGTTTCTGCATTTTATTGATAGTTTTCTCAAACTTGGACTTAGGGATTAACTCCTCATTGCCGTCATCGGATTTAAGCTGCTTCTTGTAAGTCAATTCCTTCTCGGTTAAGTCCTCATCCTTAGCTTTAAGGATTTCATCATCTGTTTTATCTGACTCAAACTCCTCTACTTCGGATTCTTTCTTATCCTCTTTCTTTGCTGGCTCCTCTTCCTTCTTCGGCTCCTTCTTTGCTTCTTTACCTTTTTCCTCATCAGTCAAAGGCAAATTAAGGGTAGATATAACGGCATTCGCCGCATCTCTCTTCCTATCCTCGACATCTTTGTTTTCCGCAAGCAAATCCTTTTGTGCTTGCGGGTCTATTTCTTTGTTTTCTACTACCATTTTACACCTTTCCTTTCTCTCATTTATAGCCAGTGGGAGGCTTGTCAGGCTTGCACAGTTTTAAGTGATTGAGGCACTCATAAGTTTTTAGCCTTTAGGGGCTTCGCCTGACGGTTTTACTTCGTTGTCCTTTAGCTTCTCAACTAATAATTGACTTTTAATATCCACACATTGGTCAAGTCGTTCTGTTAGCTTATCCAACGACTCAATCCTGCCCAAAGTTCTATCGGCTGGTATATTTGTATCTCTGCGCCCATCTTCAAGTTCTTCAGATATTATGCCTGCAATAATACACTTTAGTAAACTTCCAAAATTTCCTTTTAATGCACCTTCTACAATCTGCCCAATTTCTATCTGGTCATCTATGCTATTCCTTTTAATCTTCTCATCAAATGTCATAATCTCCCCTTAATCTGGCGCATATTTCTTGCCTTGTATTGGTTCAAGCATTTTCTCTTTCCATACATCCATTAGTATCTCAACCTGCCTCATTTCTATACCCTCTTGATTGGCTTTCTCTTTTAGCTGTTCCATCATCTGCTCTTGCATTTGCTGTTTTCGTTGCTTATCTTCTTGGCTATATAGAATCTTCTTACCTATCCTTGAGTCATAATCGGTTAAAAATAGCTTCTTTAACTCATATTGGTTTATATCAGGGTCTCCAGCAAATATCTTTAGCAAATTAAAGGCTTTGTTTGCCCTTAAAACAGGATTAGTATTGTCTAACCGCCCATTAGGCACTACATTAAACTTGCCTTGTGTTTCCCGCCTTGTCATCTTCTGCGGTTCCTCGCCTGTAATTAAAATCTCTTCTTCATCATCACCAAACTGCTCATAGAGAGCATCTATCTGAAAATACACTCCAGCCATTTGTTGCTGCCATACCATTAAATCAAGCGATTGTACCTCACCCTGTAAGGATGATATTAAATCAACCTCTGCCTTTGTTTTCTTGCCCCCTGGGCCTGTACCTGGGAGATTGTTTATCTCGCTTAACCCTGATGTTACGTTGCCTATTCTTTGATCCGCCCAAGACTTTAGATATTGAGCAGCTTGATAAAGGATAGGCTGGCTTATATTCGCTTGTTGCCTTATCTCATAATCAGATGTTGGCCCATTGGTTTCAACCGTTTCACCTGGAACATACCTTCTGTTTTTAAGATTGGTAACAGTGTTTCTTCTCATTACCACCACAGGCCTGTTGACTATCGTGCCATTATCCTCTGCTTGCTCTATCGCCTTAGATATGCCCTTTTGGAAGTCCTCATCAAGCGCGGGAATGCCTCTTGGGGTGTAAAAGCCTGTATCGTTTAACTCTCTTCTTACCTGCACATAAGGAAACAATCCGTGGTCATAGGGTACTTCAATAAACCTTAACACATCATTGGGGTTGTTATCCGGATAGGTTGCGATACATCTTTTCTTTACCCCTTCATTATTTATGTCATACCATACACAAGTTTCGTGTAGATTAATTACATCATCTTGTTCAGATGAATTGCCTTTCTTATCACCCCAACCAGAAATCTCATCATCGCTGTATTCTTTGTACTTCTCAACTTCCATATCGTTCTTTAATTGAGTAGTAGTCCTTGTAAATGGCTGGTCTATAAATCTCGCTAACTGAATATCGGTTGTATCGGTAGGAACAACTAAGTCCTCTTTAATATCACAAGCAGTTACTTTGGGTCTGTTGTTCTCAACCTCAATAAAATTAAACTTAAACTTTGTTTCCCCTTCCCTAAACTTTACTATGGCTTTGTCTATCTCCTCAAGGTTCTCCTCAAAGTCAGGGTCAACCCCTAATTCTTCAATAATTATTACAAGTAATGCTTCATCTGTTACGCTGGGGTCTTTAATAGCGGTAAGAGTTTCTCTGTTTAAGTCCTCTAAATCAAACTCATCTTGATAGTTTCTTGTGGTATATTCCCAATCTGTCTTAAATACTACCGACCCTTTTTCAAGGGCTTTATCTGTACCAATGCAATACTCTTGGAAGAATTTAACCTTTGTCCTCATACGCCAATCAAATAAAAGCTCTCTCTTCTTAGCTGGCTCAACATCTTCAGAACCATAAGGCTCAAAGGTGCAAATAGGTGATGTACCAAAGGGAAGGTTTATATATGAGGGTTTAATGCGGTTGATATGAGAATCAATTAAAGGTATTGAATAATCTGCCTGCCCGTTCCAGAAAGTATCTTTCTTCTGCCTGTAACCAAAGCGAAGCCTCACTAATTCCTCTATTTTATTCGCCCAAATAGTTCTATCAACTGCCATTACATCTTTGGCTGTATTGGAAACAAAATCTTTAATTTCTTCTGTAATCTTTACTGAATAAACTTCTTTTAAGCCTTCAGGGTGTGTAGTCTTTCTACTCATTTTCCTGCCTCTAATTTCTTTTTATCAGATGTAAGCTCTACAATAGCAGCATCTATTTGTTGTTTTTCTTCAGTTTCCTGTGTTGTTTGCTGTTGCAATTCATCAAGTCTTTTTTGCACTACTTCTTTTCTATTCTTAAGGGTTATAATAGCATCTTCAACTAACTCTGCACCTTTACGATAATTTATATCCATTTTATCCCCCAATTTATTCCCCATTTTGTCCTCCGTAATGCCAAGGCATTGCTACCTTTTGACCTGCTTCAATTAATTCACCATGCCCTTGACGGTCTATCGGGTCTTCCTCTTGCTTCTTAATAACTTGTGCAGAGTGAAGATAAGAACGAATACCCCAATTAGCCAATGCTAATGAAATTACACAATCATCGTGTTTACCCTCTGGCGCACTGTATTTAATCTTTCCACTCTGTCCTAAAATATAGGTAAACTGTCTTAATTCCTCAATCAAAACATCTATCCTTGGGAAAGTAATCAACCTTTGCTCTATCGCTATCACAAGCTGGTCAATTAACCGCCCCTTAGAATCATTGGTAAACTTATACCCAGGTCTTTCGCCATCATAATAAAGGCTTATATTTGCTTGTTGTAAGTCATCAACAATCGGATCACCTATTCCTGTAGAGTCTATAATAGTTAAGGCATTGTTGTATCTATGAGCTAACCTTTGTATGCGTATCTTCTGCTCTGGCCAGCTTATATCTTTAAATCTCTCAAAGGCTACCACTTCTCTTGTGGTGCTATCTATTACTGTAAGCACCGTAAAATCCTGTGTCTTTGCTAAGTCAACACCCATTACATAAAACCTACCTGCTACTGATGGCATTAATTCCCCTACAATACAAGAACGCACACCCCTAAACACACCAGCGTCATCCTCTAAAAACTCTGCCATCACTTCTTGCCTGAATAATCTATCAGACATATCCTTCTTCATTTGTTCTATTTCGTCTTTCGCTATATATTTATTTATTGCGGTAGGATGTTGCCAGCTTACCCAACCCTCTTCTTGGTTTACGCCCTTCATATATAAATCATAAAACCAATTATGAGCTTTAGGGGTAGAGATAAAGGTAGCAGGGCCTTGTGAGTCTGCTAACATAGGGCGTATAATCTCTGGCCATACATTTGGTTTCATCATAGCACATTCATCTAATCCAGCACTTTTTAAACCAGAGCCGCGCAAACTATCTTCGTTGTCCGCGCCTTTTAACTCAATCTTTGTACCAATTTTAAGGTGTTCAGCATAAAGTTCTTGTTCGTTATATTTCCAAGCAGGGTCAACCCGCAGTATTGCTTTTAGGCGTGTCCAGCAAATTGACTTAGCTTGTTTATAGGAAGGGGCTATTATCCAATGAAGTCCTTTATCAAGATATGCTTTCTTAATCTGCTCTTGGAGGAGCAATTCTGTCTTACCCCCTCGCCTACCAATAACGATAACCCTATACCTTGATGGGTTATCGTGTATCTCGTTTTGGTATTCCTGGGGCTGGTAATCTATCACTATGCTCGGCATTTTTCTCCCATTTAACCGTGTAATGAGTATGCTGCGACTGGTCAATTAAGGGTGTTTCTTTTATTTTCCCCATAAGCTTTAAGATTGTTTCAAGATACTTATGTCTTGCAGACCAATCAGGCACTTCTACAAACTCATTAGAGATGACCTCATCAGGTTTAATCTTTTCTAACTTACCATTTTTCCCTTTTTGCTTATATTGATGCAAGTAGCCGATTGTTTTATTAGCATTAAGACCATTGTGAGCGTGTTCAGCGAGTTTGTTATCGGTAAGACCTTGTGCTTCAAGCCAAAACTCCATACCAATCCTATCATCAAGTTTGGCTTTAGCGTTAATTGCGGTATTGTGAGAGTACCCTGCCTTTCGAGCAGCAGAATATTTGCTCATACTTTCAAGGCGATACCTTTTATAAAGTTGCTGGCGAGTATTAATATGTAATCCTTTTCATTTTAATTCATTTCAACCTTAATCAATAAAAAAAGGGAATGATAAGGTAAGCTTACCATTCCCCAAACTCTGCAAGGAGCGACCTTGCCTCAATTTAAATATATAATATAATGATTACTTTGTCAAGACGCTTAATTATTTTTTTGTAGTTTTAAGAAACACTCCTTGCATAACCTATCCTTATACCCCTTGCTTCTAAATGACTTCCTACACTTAATGCAGTGGCGCGGGCCAGAGCCAGGTAGCGGCATTTCTTTTGTAACATATTTGTATTTCTTATCAATTCTATCATATTCCTCTTTTGGTATCATAAGTTGGTAGCCTACTTCATTTTTAAATAAAACATACTCTGCATGGTATTTCTGTAACTGGGCAATATGACTTTTTAGCTTTTCCTTTGTAGTTGCTTCGGTTATCGGCTCATACCATACACCCTTTATCTTTACTGCTTTAAATTGCAGCTTGTGTTCTTTCATATCTCCCCTTTCTTATTTTAAAGCGTAAGCACTTTCCTTTTTATTATCCAAGTCTTAGGTATTTTTTGTATTAAGCCATATTGCTTTAAATTATCTATTGTCCATTCTAATTTACGACTTACCAAAACAATGCAATGTTTTGTTTCTTTAAATAACCAACCTACTTCCTCAACTATACAATCTTCTTTATCAGCGTATTCTTTTAATTCTTTTTCGTTTTTCCACCCTGTTTCACTGTGGGCATCAATCCACTTTATATAAACTAATTTCATAATTTTCCTTTCTTAAAAGCTGTGGCTATTTCCTCTACTGTTTTACCGCATATTTTACATATCACTTTCTGACCTTCTTGTAAATGTGACTGAATATGTTTAATAAATATTTCATCATCAAGCTCTCGCTGTTTAGGTCTATCTATATTAAGCCAATGCCCTTCGGTTAAGGCTTCCCATAGTTTATCAAGTTCACCCTTAGTCCACTTTGGTATATACTCACAAGCTATGGTGTGAAATTCTTCTTTGGTTAGCTGGGATTGTTTCAACTGCTTAGAACGCTTTTTGTAAACAATCATCCATTTTTTATAAAAGGCAAGGTCTTTCTCCAACCCCTCAAATTCTTTTAGGACTTTGATGGCGTATTGATATGCAAGAATATTCTCATCTACCTCAATTTCATACGCTTTTAGGTGTGGATGTTTTTTTATTGCAGTTCTGTATATTTCTATTTTGCTTTCTAATATCTCAATAACTTCTTCCTTTTTCATAAAAACACCCCTATCTTTCTTCTATTTAAATAATTCTTTTATATCTTCTAAAGATTGACTTTCAGTATGTGTATGTTCATATCCATTCAAATAAATATCTTTTAAATAAGGCTTTAGCCTATTCCATAATTGACGTTTAGCAAGATGAAGTATAGGAGTAATAAAAGCTCCTTTTCTAGCTTTGCAGAATAAAGGTTTTAAAATTTTTTCTATAATCATTTTCCCTCCATAATAAATTTAAGTATCATCTTAAAAAAACGAAATGTATCTTTAATTGGATTTATTTTACTCTTTCTTTCTTTATAATAAATGCATTTAATGGGAACTGAAACTATCTCAAATCCCTGTAATCCAGCTTGTAAAAGTTGTTCTGTTTCATATCCAAATTTGTCTTCTTCACTTGGCAAATCAAATACGGATTTGTGTATTAAACGCATCCCACATTGACTATCAGGAATTTTAGTTCCTGTTAATATTGTAACAATCCAGCTCATAAATTTATTAGTAAGTAATCTAATAAAAGACATATCTTTAGGGTTATGTAGTCTATTTCCTATAATAATTTTAGCTCCTGGTCGCATTTTAAGAGCTGTTAAAAATTGAGGAATGTCGTTTATAGAAGTCTGTCCATCTGCATCCATAACTAAAATATAATCATAACCTTTATTTATAATTTCTTCTGCTCCTGTTTTTATAGCAAATCCTTTGCCTCTATTTAGAGAATAATTAATTATAGAAACATTAGGCACTTTTAACTTAGTAACTACATCATAAAGAATAGGATAAGACATGTCATCTCCACCGTCATTTACAAATATTATTGGCAAGCCTGTCTCAATAAACTTCACACTGACTGGATAAATAGTTTGTTGTTCATTATAGAAAGGGACTAAAATAGCAAAATTACATTTCATTTGATACATTCTCCGCTTTATTATAATTCGCAATATCCGCAGGGGTTATTTCATGTGACAATTTATCACCTCTAAATTTTATATCAATTTGCTCAAAACAGTCAGCAATAAAACCGCTACAGGTCTTCCGCTTCATAGGCTTTCTATTTCCACAAGCCAGCATTAAAATACAAATAATCCACTTTAAATAATTGCTTTTTCCTACTTGAGTTTTAGCATAATTGACTACTTTTTTTATTTTGTCTTTATTTAAGTTACGAATACGGATTAATTTTGTTTTATACATCGAATTCCATAGATACCTTGTAGAAGGAACAATAATAACTCCTCTTCCACGACCTTCTATAATATGAGTATCGGAAACAGCTAAAGCTACATGATTAAAATCACTTTTAGTAGCTCTTCGTATTAAAAGACCTACAAGGTCAAATCTAAATTTTATTAAGAGAATATCGCCTGGCTTCATTGTTTTGTTTTTCCTTTATAAGTATTATACCACACTTTACATTGTGGTGTCAAGTATAGGGTGGAATTATTTTCGTCTATTCTTTTCTTGTATAAAATTAGGATTATCAGGTTTCATTAACATAATTCTTAAAATTTTATCTATATGAATAGGAGCAAATCCATTACAATCTACACCTACATCCATTTGTTTTCCAATAGGTGGTAACATGCCATGACTGTGACCATAAAGTTGATAGCTATTATAATGACTGCTAGCCCATGTTCTCATAGCATAATGGCATAAAATAATTTTCTTATGATTGTATTTTATTTCTTTTATATCTGAAATCGAACTGAATAAATTAGGTATATTTTGTATTCTATTCTTGTAATCATGGTTTCCCATAATTAAATGTATTTTTCCATTCAATCTTTTCCTATAATTTTTAACTATATCATGCCCTCCAAAAGCAAAATCCCCTAAATGGTAAATAGTATCTCCAGGCTTAACCATTCGATTCCAATTAGCTATCATAGTTTCATCCATTTCTTCGCAAGTATTAAAAGGTCTTTGACAGCATTTGCGGATAAAATCGTGATTAAAGTGGGTATCTGCGGTGAAAAATATATCTCTCATTTTATACCTTTTAATTTATTTTTAATTTCTGTTCTTAATAAATCCTGATTATACTGTTTTTTATCTAATTTCTTAAAGAAATCTTCATAACTGATTTTATCAAAAATATTAATATGACTTTTAGGGGAGACATTGTATATTTTTATT